CATTAAAACCAAACGAAGAAGCTTACGTACTGTACGGATACGAAATACCAGAGAAAAAATGAAATACCTATCAACCCTAGTGGTCGCTGCACTTCTTTCAGGATGCAGCGCCACCTATCATCTCAACAAAGCAGTAAAGAAGGACCCTTCAATACTGAAGCCAGTCACCATTACGGTCTGGGATACCATCATCACCCCACCAGTGTATCTGGTTGACACGGTTGCTGTTTTAGATAATGGCGATTCTGCGGTGATTGAAAACGACACCGTAAAAATTGTCATCACAAAGTACCAAGACAAGATGATAGTGAAAACTCTGGTAAAGGAAGTTCCCTACGCGGTAAGCGTCCAAGCTGAGTGTCCACCGCAATTAGTTCAGCCGGAAAGCAAAACGGGTAAGGTAAAAGATTACCTACTTTTGTTCTTAGCGGCAGCACTTGTCGTTATGATGTTTTTATACCGATTCAGATAATGGCTAAAACCAAAGCACAAACAGCATCAACCTTCCAAGCAAAGCCAAAGGTCTCAAGGCCGGGCGTACATTCCAAGACCAAGAGCAGCAAGCTCAAGACCTCTAAGCTGTACTCTAAGTCCTATCGTGGGCAGGGTTAAAGAAAAAGACCCGTCTTACGGCAGGCCCCTCGATCCAGCAGTAGTTGGATGGTGCGTCACAAGGCCAGTAGCCTGTGACGGAAACTGTCCCCACGCTTCCTGTAGCAGCAAGAAGTAAATACCCTACCCATCGCAGGAAAGACAGTCGGGGCTCATAGCCTTTACGGCTATATCACCACGAAGCACAGACTCTGTTCGCATATAGTACAGCGTCTTGATTCCTTGATTCCACGCCTCCATATGTACTTGATTGATCCACTTAGGAGTAGCCTCAGTGGGGAACGCAAGGTTCAATGACACAGACTGGTCGATGTACTGCTGACGGATTCCCGCTTGGTAGATTAGGTCTAGCTGATTGATTTCCTTGAAGGTCTTGTAGACCTCCTTCACTGGAACTACATCCATCATAGGGTCAGCCTCATTGCTTTGCATCAGCTTACCCTTCTGGTAAATCCAGCCATCAAGCTCATTGATGTTCTGAACAGACCCCTCGTCGGCGAGTATCTGATCCCAGGTCTCCTTGTTGTTGATGCCTATCTTACGCAGAACCCGCTCTAAGGTTGGGTTCTTGCGTATGAAGGTACCCTTGGCAGACTGCTCGGTGAATACGTTAGCGGCCCAGGGCTCGATACCTGCACTCACGTTACCACTAAGCTTGGAGTTGGACACCGTAGGCGCTATAGCGCGTAGGTGGGTGTTACGAACACCGAAGCCACGGCACCATAGGGGCTCTCCGAACATCTTAGCCATATCACGGCTAGCACGCTCTGATTCCAGCTTGATGTGGGAGAAGATACGACGCGTCTCAATCTGCGCCTGTAGCCCCTCAAATGGGGCTCCACGTTGCTGTAGGTAGGTGTGCCATCCGAGTACGCCCAGTCCAAGTGCTCGTCCCTTTTCAGCAGAACGAACCGAATTTTCGAAGCCCCTCATATTCTTGGCTTTCTGGATGAACTCCTCCAACACACCGTCCAAGAAGAACGTGGAGTAGTATACAACGTCTGTGTCCTTCCACTCGTCATACTTGGCAAGGTTCAGTGAGGATAAACAGCAAACAAAGCTGTGGGACTCGTCGGTGTAGAGGGTAATCTCGGAGCAGATGTTAGTCATAAAGACCTTCAGTCCGTTGTGCTTGTACATCTCTGGGTTCTGCTTGTTGACGTTGCCTCTGTACATAATGTACGGCTGGCCTGTGGCCTTGCGCTTCTGAAGCACCTTAGACCAGCGACGGCGCGACTCATCGTCGCCGTCCTCTAGCTTCCGCATAAACTTATCGGATACAATGACCGACTGGTTTAGGTTGAGACACTGACGGTTGACGTCTCCCTTTGGTTCGCGGATTTCAATCCACTCCCAAAAGTCTCCGTGCTCTATGCTTAGGTTCACCGATGCGGCACCCCTGCGTACGTTACCCTGTGAGGTGGCGAGTATCGTTGAGTCGTATATCTTACAGAAGGGAACCACACCATCGGTTGTCCCATTGCTGTTGGAGATAGGTGATCCTGCAGGGCGCAGCATATTGAGTCCGATGCCTACACCACCGCCGTGCTTGGCTAGTAGCATAGTCTCTAGGTTCTTCATCCCGATGTCGTGGATGCTGTCGCCAATGTCAACGCCGAAGCAAGAGATTGGAAGCCCACGATCTGTTCCCATATTGGCAAGTACTGGTGTGGCAAGGCCAAGCCAGTTGTTCCATATGTAGCCGTAGAACTTGCTGGCAAGCTCGGGTCGATTTAGGCGGTGTGCCGCCGCCTTGGCGACCCGTAGGTACGCATCCTTAGGCTTCTCGTCGTTGATGAGGTAGCCACGCGATATGGTCTTCACGTACTCCTCTGTGTTTCCCCACTCGGGGAAGTCAACTCCGACTTCCCACCCTAGGCTCTCTGCAAAATTCTTAGACATTGTTGATTTTTGATTCTATGTTAAACTTCATCTTACTATAACGATTTCGATATACTTTGTTTGTATCTAGTTCACGCCCTACCGCCTTTGTAGTGGCGACCACCGTAGAGTGGTCTCTGTTTACCAGCCTACCAATCTCCGTGGTTGTCATTGATGAGTGCTCTCGCATAAGCTGAGTAAACATCTGGCGTGCCTCACGTACATAAGATATACGAGTCTTGTTACGTATATGGGAAATGCTGAGGCCATACTCGTTCCTTATCTCGTAAAAAATAATAGATGCGATTGTATTGTTGTTCATAAATTTAATTCTTACCAGATGTTCTCAAAGTCTTCTCCCTCGTTGGCCTTTGAGTAATCAGTAGGACGGATAGAGAAAAAGTCAGTATGAGTGTGACCGCCAGTGAGGTGATAAAACCAATCAAGCTGCGAAGCCTTTGACTCTTCGTACTCAAAGATACCATCATAGCCTAACTCCCGCAACTTTTCGTTGCCTCTTTTTTTAATAAATTCTTTAAGGTCCGAAGCCTTTAGGTTCTCGAGGTCTCCCATCTCAAACATCTTGTCGATAAAGTTCAGCTCCATATCAACAGCTACCCTAGCAGCCTCCTCAATCTTATCTTTGACGCCTGCGCGGATATACGAATCTTCCTCGCACATATGGTTGAACAGGATGCAGCCCATCTTGGAGTGGAGGGACTCATCCCTCACGGACCACTTCATCTGTTGACCGACTCCCTTTAGAAGGTTACGCATCTGGAACGAGTAGAGAACAGCAAATGAAGAGTAGAGCGCCATACCCTCAGCGAAGGCAGAGAAGACCGCTATAGAGCGGGCGACGTCCTGACGTGCCTTAGGGTCTATCTTAAGTATTGTGTGGCTGTACTCAGCCTTGGTGTCTACTAGGTTCTCAAACCTAGCGACCGTTGCTGGCTCCTGAAGGAACGCTTCAAAATCCTCAAGACCCAGCGTCTCGTTGAGGTAGCTGTAGGCAGTGGCGTGGATGGTCTCCTGTGAGCCGAACATCATAGCCATCTGCTTAATCTCGTGCTTGGGGAACCACTTGGTAACCATCCCGGTCCAGTAGTCGGCAACAGCTGTCTCTGTCTGGGCGAAGCCTAGTAGGATGTTACCTACGAGGTTCTTCTCGCTTGGGCTTAGGTTCTCCCTAAAGTCCTTGACGTCGTTCTGCATAGATATCTCTGTGTGCAGCCAGAAAGCTTGAGCCTGCTTGAGCCACCCTTCAGTATAGTATATTGGATATTCGAAAGGTTTGTAGGGGATACGCTCGTCAAACAGCATAGGATTGTTTTTTAGGTTAGAAAAGAAAGGGCCACACTAGGTGGCCCAAAACGGATTGCGAAGATAGTGCTACTTGCTCAATCCTAGCAACTCTGTGATGTCTTTTCCTAAAGAAATGTTGTAGTAACCCACCATCTTGACAATCATATTGTTATTGGTAAAATGGGTGGTCTTTGGCATCCTTCGCTCCTCCCACTTAGGTTCTGGGAGTTCGCTCAAGCGGAACGACCAGACCCCATTAGGGGTTGAGTTGATGTAAACAGGTAGCGTCCCAAACATTGCCGCCCTTTCGATAAGGGCGTCATACTTTGACTTCTCGATGAGTAGGTCATCATAGTGAAGGTTGCGGCACTTGAGCTCTATGTCTGAGTTATGGACAAGAGAGTAGCAGTCGTACTTAGACATCTTATGCTCGCTGACCTTGAGGTCATCGGCAATTCTCTCCTTGATGAGGTTGAAGAGCTCCCTCTCGTACTTGATCATATGTAGTTATAGTAGCTCACATAGCTGTTCAGGGCTAACACCCTTCCTCTTGTCGAACAGTCTTCAGCATATTCGCCGTCGTGGACGTAACCGTCGTTACACCTAATGTCCTTAACATACTTCCACTTGACCATAAAAGAGGCAGAGTCGATTTCTCCAACCTTCGGAATATTTACAGGAAGAAGTCTAACACTTCCATCCTTTAATATCTGTCCCCAGGTAAGCATTGCTAAGTCTTTATTTAGGTGAGGCTTTACGGTCTTATACCAATCTGGGTGGACGATGTTGTCGCTGTCTAGCCAGAAAATCCAGTCGTTGTCTTCAAACGGGAAATTGTCAAACGCATAGTTTCTATTGTGTGAGCCAAATCCTCCAGTCATATTTGAATTCATACATACAGCACCATCAACAATAGGAGGATTCTCGACCAAGGAATCAAACACTATAATCCAATTACAGCCTGAAGGTATTGAATTCTTGATTATATCAATATTGTCAGGTCTGTGGCAGGGGGTTAAGATATGAATCATAATAGATGCTTTAAACGTTTTTCATTCAACAAATCAATGTTGTGGTTTGGGGAGTTCTTCACGAACTCGTGCAGATTCTCACCAAGACGCTTTGCCGTTTTTACATCCATAGACTCTATGGCATCCTTCCACTCTTCTCTTGTTCGCACAAGTATTCCTGTCTCATTGTGAATTATGCTATTATTGTAGGGCCTCGTATTTGACGCTATAACAGCTGTCTTTGTGAAGCCTGCCTCGGTTATCTTCAGATCGCTCTTGCTCCAGTTAAACCTATTTGCGTAAAGTGGAACTAGGCTAACGTCAAAGTTTTTGTACATATTTGCGTAACTGTATATTGTGCGAGGTGACATAATGTATCTAGCCTTGAGTACTGATGGGTAGTCCGATACTTGAGCGCAATACAATTCCTTGCCAGAAAAGTCATATCCAATACTTTCAACGTCTTGATCGTGTCCAAGAGCACCAACGTATCCAAATCTAACTATCTTGCTTTGATATTTTTCCTGATCAATCCATTGTGGGTCATCAGGATCCAACGCATTGTTGACGAGCTCAATTATAGCCTTAGGGTTTATGTCTTTCATAAGCTTTCCAAGATACTCAGATGGCGTCCATATGACGTCGGCAATACGTATGGTCTTCTTGATGTCTGGGCCGTAATAGACTTCGTAAAGTCCCTTTGCGGGGTTTCCGTTGTTCAGGTCCCAGTAGTCATCGTTGTCAAGTATCAGCTTAACTCCGTGACTTTTAAGCATTTGACTGAACTTCTTGTGGTTGGTAACGGAAGCCTTGCGTGATACAATTAAGCTTGTTACAACATCTAAATTGATGTCCTTCAGTTCATTCAGTGATTCTATCCAATGTATGTTGACGCCTTGATTAGCAAGGCGTCTAAGTGGAACGATGAGCCTATGGTAGTTAATCCCACTAAGCCCATCGATGTGCACCAAGGTTATCATCGCTGCTGTTCTGCGTACTCCGTAAGTGCGGAGCGAATCATATCAAGCTCAAGACGAAACGATCTAGAGTACTTATTTGTTATCTCGCTTACCTGCTTTGGGTCTAGCAGAGGGCTTCCTTTTTGATCGTGTAGGTCTTCGTACAGTTCCGCGCTCCCCGCTGATATCCTCGAGGTCGCTATGAAGTACACCCGGCTTAGT